TACTGAGAAGCAATGCTTTGAGGACGCAAAAGCCGACTAAAGGAACGGAGTAAAATCCCTACTACTTTGGAGAAAGCCAATGGCAAAAGTCACTTATCGTGGTGTCCAGTATGACACCAACGAGCGTAAGCAAACACAATCACAAAAGTCTGAATTGACTTATCGTGGTGTGAAGTTCAATAAAGAACTTGTTAGTGCTTAATTAGAACTAACAATAAATTTAGAGGGTCTCTTGACAGACCCTCTTTTTTTGTGTAAAATAATTAAAAGTTTAATTGTTATGGAAAGGGACAAATTAAAGTTGATAGTCCGTAATATGGAACTATTACTTGACTCACTCAAAGCAGAAGTATATTCTGATGTTGATGCGTACAAGAATTCAAAAGCATTTGAACCACCTACCGATTATGACGAACTCTACGATGATGACGATGGCTACCCAGACTAGTAGGTCAAAAAGATTAATAAAAATGCTTGAGAGATTGATTAAGCAAGATCATCTTTATACTGATGAACAACTTAAGGATATGAAAGCACAGTTAAGAATTCTTAAAGAGGAACTTACTCGTATAGAATCAAAAACATCAAAAGGATTTGGTAAATGAATGTAAAACTTGTTACTGTTACTCCTGATGCGGAGCAACTCATGGCATATGTTGCCAGAGTATCTAACCCATCTAATCAGGATAATGAAAAATATGCAGGACTGTTGAAGTATTGTATTAAGCACAATCATTGGTCTGTGTTTGAACAGTCTTCTATGACTCTTGAGATAGAGACTACTCGTGCTATTGCTGCACAGGTATTAAGACATAGATCATTCACATTCCAAGAGTTCTCTCAAAGATATGCTGCTAGTACAGCACTTGGTGATATTCCATTACCAGAATTGAGAAGACAGGATACAAAGAACCGTCAGAATTCTACTGATGATTTAGATCCTAAGATGGTAGAAACATTGAACAAACAAATGGAAACATTGTTCAGTTCTTCTCTAGCACTTTATAATCAGATGCTAGAAGACGGTGTTGCTAAAGAGTGTGCTAGAATGGTATTACCACTCTGTACTCCTACCAGAATCTATATGACTGGTTCATGTCGTTCTTGGATACATTATATTAACCTACGTTCTGCACATGGCACTCAGAAGGAGCATATGGTGATTGCGGAAGCATGTAGGAAGGTGTTTACCGAACAGTTCCCTGCAGTCTCAGAAGCCCTAGAGTGGGTCTAAATATTTTTACAATAAGTTATTATTATGGCAACATATCCTGTTAAAAACAAAGAGACTGGTGAAACTAAAGAAGTTATAATGAGTGTTCATGATTGGGATCAATGGAAAATAGATAACCCAGATTGGAGTAGAGATTTTTCGGATCCAAGTACATGTCCTGGTGTGGGTGAAGTTGGAGAGTGGAAAGATAAATTGGTTAAAGCAAAACCTGGTTGGAATGAAGTATTGGATAGAGCTTCAAGACAACCTGGTGCTCAAAACTTAAAAGTCTGATGCCAAGAAGAAAAAAGAGTGACCAACCTATTGGGGTTGGTTTGACGACTAAACAAATGAAGAGGAAGAAACCTCTTAGTTCTGAATATTTGGTTGATATTGAACCTATTACTGACAATCAAAAGGTTTTATATGAATCTTATAAGAGTGATAAACATCTTGTTGCTTATGGTGCTGCTGGTACTGGTAAGACCTTTATTACAATTTATAATGCAATTAGAGATGTATTAGATCCAAAAACACCTTATGAAAGAATCTATATTGTTAGGTCTTTAGTTTCTACTAGAGAAATTGGTTTCCTTCCTGGTGATCATGAAGATAAGTCTTCATATTATCAGATACCATATAAGCATATGGTGAAGTATATGTTCCAGATGCCATCTGATGCAGATTTTGAGATGCTTTATGGCAATCTTAAAGCACAAGAGACTATTAAGTTTTGGAGTACATCATTTTTAAGAGGTACTACTTTAGATGATTCTATTATCATAGTAGATGAGTTTCAAAATTTAAATTTCCATGAATTAGATTCTATTATTACTCGTGTTGGACAGAATAGTAAGATTATGTTTTGTGGTGATGCTAGTCAGTCTGATCTTACAAAAACAAATGATCGTAATGGAATCATGGATTTTATGAACATCTTGCGTAAAATGCCATCTTTTGATATAATAGAATTTGGTGTTGATGACATAGTTCGATCTGGACTTGTCAAAGAATACATTATTGCAAAAATTGATTCAGGTCTTTAATGTTTAATCATGTTGATTTAGATCTAAAACCTCTTGAAAGAGAGCATGTAGATGGAGTCCGTTATTATAAAGTTCCTGATGAGGAAGAACTTATTAAGATGGTTTCTATTACATCTGTAACTAGTCATTTTAATAAAGAGATCTTTGTTAAATGGCGTAAGAGGGTTGGTAATGAGGAAGCAGATCGTATCACTAAGGCAGCAACCAAACGTGGTACTGATATGCATACTCTTACTGAGAATTATTTGTATAACAAAAATCTTCCCGAAGTTCCACCAATTTCTGAATTTTTATTTAAGATTGCTAAGGGGGAACTTAATAAGATAAATAATATATACGCTCTGGAAGGACCGCTATATAGTAAGCAATTGGGAGTTGCTGGAACCGTTGATTGTATTGCAGAATATGATGGCGAGTTAGCGATAATAGATTTTAAGACATCTAAGAAACCTAAACCACGAGAGTGGATCGAACATTATTTTGTTCAAGCAATGGCATATGGTTGTATGCTATATGAAATGCATAACATTTCAATAAAAAAATTAGTAATCATTATGGCATGTGAAAATGGAGAGTGTAAAGTCTATGAAGAAACTGACAAAGCAAAGTATATCAAACTCCTCGGTGAATACATTAGAAAATTTGTTGGAGATAAATTGGAAATCTATGGAACCGACTAAAGAATTAGAGAAAGCAATTGAGAGTAAGTTTTTAACACCACAAAAGTTTGCAATAGAAATTGAAAAGATTGTAGCAGAAGATGAACTCAATTATATTGATGCAATCTTACACTATTGCGAAATTAACAGTCTTGAGGTAGAATCTGTAACGAAACTAATATCAAAACCTTTGAAGGAAAGAATAAAATGGGATGCAACTCGTCTTAATTTTATGAAAGCAACTTCGAGGGCAAAACTTCCCATATAATGAATGAAAATTTTATTAGAACTTATGATGATGTTTTACCTGATAAATTAGTAAAACATTTAATTCAATTAGCAGAACAATCTGTAACTTGGAATCCTCGTTCTCAAGGACAAAGGAAGGATAATCAAATAGAGTTAGGTTCTTTTTGGCCAAAAGAAACTCAAGATATTAATAATAATCTTCTTGAGAAAGCATTTAGTCCTTACATAGATGATTTTTCTTATCTACAAGATCAAGGTACAGAATGGTGTAGTGGATCTATACTTTTTCAAAAAACAGAACCTTTAGAAGGTTATCATATTTTTCATTGTGAAAATACTAGTTGGGCATATAGACATCGTGTTCTTGCATGGATGATATATCTTAATGATGTTGAAGAAGGTGGGGAGACGGAGTGGTTGTACCAACAACTTAAAATCAAACCAAAGAAAAACACTGCTGTGATCTGGCCAGGTAGTTTCACTCATTTACACAGAGGTAATCCTCCTATTAGTGGAACCAAGTATGTATTGACTGGATGGTTTACTTCTACATCTATGATGAGTAAGTTTACTATTAAACCAATTGCCAACTAAACTTTAATTATAATTATGCCATTTGCATATCATTTACCACCAATGCCACCTCATCAATCAACATTTATTGAAACTAGGATTTCAATTCCTGTTCATGAGCATGGTATGAAAGATGGAAAACCTTATAGTAAATCTTACTTTGTTCATCCTGAAATAAAGAATCCTTTTTATAATAATGTCATTGAAAACTAAGATAAAAGTGACTCCGTTTGAAACCTACCAAACTTATCTTTCTATGAAGAGTCATTTTACTAATCGTAAGTATGACTTTTTTAAATATGGAGGTAAGTCCCGTGCTACTATGGCATCCTTTAATAAACGAAAGGATAAG